TCTTTAGCCCACCTTTTGGCAATCTCGGGGTGCTGGGAGTACATGAATCGAACCTGAGCCTTTGACTTGAATGGCATATATTTCTTTCTAAGTATAGTACTTTCTATCCAAAATAGGTCCCTTGGGGGTCTTACTAAACTTACCCCCATGCCCGCCGAACGGGATCTTACCCACAGGCGTTAGTGGCCTGTCGGTTCTTAGATCAAAGGGAATCCCATCAGGGAGTGGTCTGGACCAGATCAGACAGGATCTGCTTGATGGCCTGAGGATTATCCTGAACGAAGGCGCTGATGGCCATCTCAAGGATTCGGACCTCACGCTCCTTGAGAACATCGTCAAGACCGTATAGGTCAGCAATGGCGTGTAGAACCTCATGCAACAGCGTTGCAGCCAGTTCAGAGCCCTTGAGAGCAGGGTGCAGACGGATGACTGGGTTAGGTCCTGCGGTGTACTCACCGAGAACCACCTCATCAGCCTCGTCACCGGTAAGGGGCTCTGTAAGAACGGGAACCTTAATGGCACCGATCTTCAAAATCATTTACAGACCTACCGTTCCGCCAGTGATTCCCATACCAGTTCCACCAGTGCCCTGATGGGGATTACCAGAAGCATTGCTTCGGATCTTGGTAGAACCAATAAAAGACTTATTCCTAGCCTCACCCTTGCTGTACATCTGCGAAGAATCGTTCATTGGAAATCCAAGACCATTCTTAAACATCGACAGCCCAGAAGTGGTATTACCAGCCTTCTTCTTCTTCATCTTTGTCTTTCCTGATGAGTACAAGAACATTACCTAGGGATAAGGTACTCTTCTTACCCCCCTATAGGTATAGTCCTAAGGATTATCCTTAAGGTAATCCTAAGGAACCAGTCTACATCCAAGTCTGCTTATCTGGTCGCCTACCAATGGCGATTCTCATAAAATCTCTAAGTTCCTTATCCAGTAGCGATCTGCGTCGTTCTTTCATCTTCTTGTCGGCATCTTGGGCCATCTTCTCAGCCCAATAACCAACACCCATGGCCAATGCGTCTAGACGGTCATCGTGGGCCAAGGCCCCCTTTCCACGGGTGACGCGACTCAGTTGGTACATCAACTGGTACTGAAGGGCCTTCTCGCTAGGCATGTCCTTGGTGCTGGAGACATCGTGTCGAACCACCCCGGTGTCGATCACCAGCCTGTGCTGGTTCATCACCGGCTCTAGGGTGTCGATGATTCGCCTTTCCTTCTGGATGGAGTGGCGGACTTCCTCGACGGCGCAGGGGTGAACCCTAGACAGCACAGGCTTGATCAGTTCAGTGAACATGCCGTCACCGAAGTTACTTTCGATGATCACATGGTTCACCTTCTGGTTCTTGGCGATCATGGCCAAGGCCTCCAAGGCCTGCTGCCCATAACCGCCCGGGATACCACCAGCAGCCGTCACATACAGGGTGCCATTCAGGATCTTTACGATCGCATAGGCCGTCTCGTCAGCACCCCTACCGGAGGGATCAATGGCCATCACAGAGCCCGTATATGGCACCCAGTCGCCCACAATGGACATGGGACGGAAGAACCTGTCGCCGTTGAATCCGACACAGATCAAATCACGGTGGGCAAGGTCCGGGATGGTGCCCCAGATCAACTTCTCAGGAGCCATCTCAGGGTTCAGATCCATCACGATCAGGTCGTTGATCTTCAGGGGGAACCTGTCGGCATCGCTGAGAGAGGTGTCCAGCATGAACTGGAGGGCAAACCCTGAGCGTCCATAGGACAGTTCACGCTCTATAAGTTCATCGTTATCGAAGCGGTCAGGATCAGTAGGTGTTCCGTTCTTCATCTCCCGGATCATGGGAGCAAGTCGATCTCCATAGGCGATCCTTTGGCGTTCCTCGGGGGCCCTAGCGGGCCACACCCGGATCTCATACCCACGGTCTGCCAAAAGGTTATAGATGGAGTTCTCGGTCTGGGGAGTTCCTAGGTAAATGACCCGGCCACCCGGCTTGAGAACAGCGTCAAACTCCTTGATGCTTTCGGCCAACTTCTCCCGCATGGCCTGCGTCATGGAGTTGTTCTGGACCTCAATATCGTCAGCCACGATGATGTCAGCGCGGCTACCGGTAATCTGTGAGGTGATGCCCTTGGAGGTCACACTAGGAGCGTGCTGGGCTGGCGCTGGGCCGACATCGAAGGAGATCTTGGAGTACCGCTGGTTTTCCTTGGGCCTAAGGTGGGCCAGAATCGGCATGTCTTCGATCAGCCGCAGTGTGAATGTGCTGAAGTCATCAGCACGCTGCTTGCTGGCAGAGACCACCAGAATGTTCTTGGTGGGGTCCAGCAGGAGTTGGTGGCACACGAAGGCCGAGGTGACATAGGACTTACCAACCCCACGGAAGGCTTCCACGACTGAGCGCCTAGGGCCAGTCTGGATGTATTTGGCTATGTCGTACTGCACTGGAGTAGGATTAGGCAACCCAAGGTGCTTCCACACCATGTGCAAGAAGTTACGAAAATCCTTTAGTCTGGGATCAAGTTCCAAACTTCAGTTCCTCGTCAGCGGACGGATCAAAAGGCAGGGACTCATGCAATTTCAGGATGGGTGCTCCAGCCTTGGCAGCCACATCAATGCCGTTGTCCTTGAGGAACTGACGGGCAACCCCAAGGTCAGCCGCGGTGGCCTTACCTGAGCGGATCTTTCCAAGCAGATCCGAAATCATGGCGCTGTGCAGTTCTTCAAGCAGTTTCTTTTCAGATTCCATAGAAACCTCAGTGGGAAACAAACTTCCCAAACAGACTGAATGCCGCTGACACAGTTGCTCCGATGATCGCGGCGATACCCATGGCGAATGCCTTGGAGTGCTCAAGGGAACGGATGCGCTGGTCATGCTCTTTGATCTGCTCTTCTTGGAAATTTTGCAGGGTCAGGAGAGTGTCTACCTTTCCCTCAAGACGCCCAAGAGTCAAAAAGAGTTGTTCCTCAGAAGTACTCATGGCACAGCCACCGCCGAGACGAACTTGGCCTTGATGATGTAGTTCAGGACCACAGTAGGCTGCATGTTGTTGTGCTGAGCACCACTACCAGTGGACGATGAAACACCAACAGTCGGGGCCGTTGAACTGGAGTTAAAATAATAACTATCTGATGCACCACCAGTAAAACTATTGTGCTGAACAATAGAGTTAGAGTTTGTGATTGTAGGAGAACTGGTGGTGGTGTTATCAGTATTAGCAACAAAGTGAGTATGTGCTGGCATCTGAGATTCAATAAGACTCTGACCCTCAGAGCCACCGGCCTGACCAAGAGCCTGACCACTGGATCCAAAATGAGTAGCGCTTAGCCTATTGGCAGCAGTTCCATTCATATTGTCACGGCCAGCAACCGCCCGACCACGGAGATCCGGGAGATTAAAGGTGGTAGATCCATCACCCGACCCATAGGTGGTAGAGATCACACCAAATAGATCTACATAAGTAGTTCGACTAACGGCTTGACCAGCACACAAAAGCCAACCCTGCGGAACAGTTGCGCTTGCAAACGGAAGCACAACACCAATGGGGATGGCGGTGTTGACACCAAGATTGCCTTGGGTGGCCTCCTGAGCAGACGCGGTAGCACCAAGTTCTGACAGGTTGTTTGATGCCTGAAGAAGGCCCGAGGTCATCGCGGGATCAATGGTTGTAAGGGGCATGTTGATTTCCTTTTAGGCGATCTCAATCAGGTACATGACAGAACGCTGTCCAACTGAACTGGAAGGGAACATAATAGTGCACGCATTTCCAGTAACGGAACTAGTAGCAGACAACTGAACCGTATATGTAAGTTGGCTGGTCGTTGCTGGAGAATCCAGATGGATTCCACAGAACTGATGAGTTGTATATCCACTTACTCCAGTTGCTGCGAGAGCAGGAAGACTAATGCAACTATCAAATGTAACAGCAGTATTTACACCACGATTAACACGCAAAGATGCTTTATGACTAGCATTTCCACTATCTCTAGTAAGAGAGACAGGACCATTCACAATAATAAAGATTTTACTACTAGCCTTAGTTGGAGTAATATTTGCAGTCAGAGTTGTATCTAGAAATGAAGCGCCATTATTTGAGGTAGTAATTCCAGCAGTACTTTGTGCAGAAACGATTTGAAGAATGCTTCCCGTAGGAAGCAGGGATCCACTAATAGATCCAGTTGCACCAGTCTTTAGAGTGATGTTTCCAACAACCTCAAGCGCACCACCAATCGTGGAGGTTCCAGTTCCAGTAGTAATCAGATTTCCAAAGAGTTTGCTAGAAGTAGTCTGAGTGTTTCCAATAACAGTCGTATTGCTTCCGTTTGGAACTGCAAAAGCACCAACAGCAATCGAATTAACAAGATAATCAGGATTGACAGGACCAGCACCGTGGCCAACAATTGTATTGGAAAGAGACGCTGCATTAGATGGAGTCACATTTCCAATAAGAACATTTTGATTTCCAGTAGTCAGGCCGGAACCAGCGTCAGATCCAATTGCAACATTATTTGAAGCGGTAGTAACAAGAGAAAGAGCATT